TTCACCTGCAGCTTCTGCTTGTTGTAATTGTGAAGTAAGTTCAACAGTTCTTTGTGCAATCAATCCATTCATCTTAACTGTAAACATTTCTGGATTTGTTTTTGCTAACATTTTTTCTGCTGGACTTGCTGCTAATGCTTCTACAACTTCTTGAGAAGCTTTTTGTGAAATGTGTTCTGATATATGTCCTTGTAGTAATGCGTATACTGTAGGATTAATTTGTACCATTCTTGTTTTAATAAACAATGAGTGTGCTTCTATATGTGCATCATGATCTTGTGTTGGAAATGCTTTGGGCATTTTCATTTGTAATGCTTCCATGTTTTCTATAGCTGGGTCTTTTGGAAATTTTTCTTCTTCTGGTTTTAATAATTCTTCTATCTTCTGAGTTCCTAATGCAGCATAAACTCTTCTGTAAGCTTCTCTAATATCATGTATCTCTGGTGCTGACATTGCAATCTTTAATGTCTCATTAGCAAGAGTTACTCTTTGTGCTAATGAAGATATGTTTGGATCTGCAACTGGTATAACATCTACTCTATCATCAAAGTCTGTAAGTTTTACAAAACGATCTCCACCATATACTGCATATGGATATACAGGTGGTAAGTACGTTGCAAATATTTTACTTAATAATCTAAACTCTGTTCTCATAGAATAATAACATCGCTTATGAATAGCCGACATTACTCTTGAGCCTCTTTCTAATAATGCAATAGTAGTTCCAACAGCAGCTTGTTGATTACCATCACCAACTTGTAAATCTGCTATAGCTGCAAATCTTTGTCCAGCTTCAACACAATAACCCATTAATTGATAAAGAACTGTGCTTGGTTCTTTGAATGGAAGTAATTGGAATTGATCTTTAATGTTTCCTCCTGGTGCATCTACATCTCTAAACTCACCTGGTTGGAATGGTTGATCATCATCTCTAATTCTTAAACCTCTTGCTTTGAATCCAGCTGGTAAATTAGCTAACGTACCTGCATCTAATAATTGTCTTAATGATTGAGTAGCAGATCTAGATAATCCACCAATCATATGTATTAAACCAAAACCATAGAATCCTAAACCTGGTAAAAACTTAAAGTGTACAAAGTAATCTTTTCTAATTTTTAATTCATCTTTTTCATCCCAGTTTCTATAGATAGATAAAACCTTTTGTGAACCTTCATCAATAGTTACAATGTATGGAATCTTAACATTCTTATCTTTATTATTAGATGTTTTTTCAAATTCATCTAAATCTAAATCAACATGCATTTCTAAAATATTAAATTGGAAATCTATATTGTTACCTGGAGAACTAGTTCCTTCTAATTCATTGTACTTCTTTTGAATATCGCTTTCATTAGGATTTGTTTCTTGTAATTCTATATCTCTATAAAAACCAGACTCTTGTTTTTTAAGAATATCGTTCTCAGACATCTTAACTATATGTGTAATTCTTTCGCACTCTTTTAAATCAGTTGCATAGTAAGGAACTATTAAATCTTCCGCTGGTATAAACTTAGATACCGCACGGCCCATAAGTTCATCATAATAAATTTTTTTAAATGCAGATCCTGCAAGTGGTAAATAAAATAATAACTGATCAAACTCTGGAGTATATTCTTCCATCTTCTCCATTAACATGTAGTTCATAAAGTCTTCTACACGTTGTGCTTGGTTCTCCACTTCTTGTGTATCTTCTCCAATAACTTGTGTTCGCACGGGTCCTGCTGATGGTAATAATTCTTTATAAGCTTGTGCTTGAAATTGTGTAACTGCTTCTGCAAGTAATGGATGTGTTACTCCTGATGCTCCTTGAAAAGGTCTTGTTTGATCTCTGTATCTAAATCCTAGTAGATCTAAACCACTAACATAACCTTGTTCCCAATCTTGTCTAGATTCTTTATCTCTTTTGTAATCGCTTATTAATGTATAGGCAATCTTACCCAACATTCTATCATCCATGTCTTCTGCAAGGTTACGATAGAAATCTTCTTTAGGATCTTCTTCAACTGGGATCTCTTGTCCTTCAACTTGAATATCTACTGGTTCTGCTGGAACAGACATATCTGTTTGCACAACGGAAGGATCTATTTCTCCTATTGGATTGTTATCTTCTATTGCCATATTTTAAAATAATTTAGTTGGCTTACTTTTTGCTAACTTATTACCTCTAGCTACCACAGATCCACCTTTTTGCAAAGCAAAAAATATTGGTGAAGATTCTCCTTTTGCAGAAGCATCCGACATTGTAGTAGTTCTGGGTTCATTAATACTTACTTGTCTAGGCGATCTATTTAAATCTGTACTTGTTGGTGTAGCTACTTTACCTTTAAATTGATTAAGCAGTTTTCTAACTAAAGAATTCATTCTAAGCATAATATACCTTAATACATCTTAGTGACTTTTCTTCTATCACCCATTACTTTCCCACAACCTTTGGCAATCCCACCGCCCTTATAATGTTCAACTGGATTATATTCTCTAGTAGAATCTTCTGGACGTAACTTATTTAAATATTCAAATACAGTTTCATCATCAGTGACTTGTTTATATTTTTTATTCATAGCCTCTTCTGATTTTTTAAATTGAGCTTGTCTTGCTCGTTCTGCTTTGTAATATTTATCACCAGCCATAATTAAAATATGCCTTTGAACTTAGTGCCTCTAATCGCTGCACCTTGTCCACGGACCATGCCACCTTTTTTCATTGCTGGAACAGGTTGCACGGGTGCTGCTTGTTGAGGTCCTCTCATTTGCATTTGTAATTGATTTCCAGGAATAGTTGCAGCTCCTAATCTAGGGTCGCCTACGCCTTGCATTGGTCCAAAATTATTTGGACGAGGTCCCATTCCACCTCTTACCCCTACTGGAGTACTGTTGGCAGAAGAAATATTAATTGGTGGTCCAAATGGTTTTCCGCCTCCTGTTTGACTTGGATTTGCAAATATTATATTACGCGGACTATTTGGATCTATTTGTGAGCTAGGTTGCATTGGTGGTAATGGTTGGTCTCTTGGTCCAAATTCAGGACCTATTGGTTTATAAGGTTGTACACCTGGTCTAGGTTTATCATATATAAGATTTGGATTAACATTTATTCTTGGTCTAGGAAGTTGCATTCCTGGTCTAGGTGATCCACCCATAGTCGGTCTTGTGCCTGGTTTTACCATTCTTCTTGCTTGTATTGCAGATCCTATAGCTGCTTTTTTAACTTTTAATTTTTTTTTCATAATAACTCCTTTTATTTTTTTTTATAATAAGTCCTTTATGTAGTCTTTTCCTTTACCTACATTTATAGAACCACCTTTTTTATATCCACTCATTGGATCCGACATACCTGTATCCATTGACGGAGCAGACATACCTACATCCATTATTGGAGCTTGTGGAGCAAATGATGAATATGCTTGAGCACCATCGTTCACTGGACTTGTTACACCTCCGTAAACTAATTTTTTTGGTTTCTTAGATATACCCGCTTCTGATAATGCAATTGCAATTGCTTGTTTAGGATTTTTTACAACAGGTCCTTTTTTACCTGAATGTAATTTACCTTCTTTAAATTCTCTCATAACTGTACCAACTTTTTTTGATTTTTTCATATTAATCTCCTAATAATATTTATATTCTTTTTGTGGACGCTCCTCATCTATATAATCCATATATGTACTAATAAAGCTACCTTGTCGGTATCTTAACACGGCCTGAGTAGTACTGTCCACATAATCGTCATATTGTCCATGGGGAAATGCAGCACACTCCTCAATAACATCCATAGCAAACTTTTCGCCTTCTGGATAATAAACATTACCTGCTTCAAACAATGGGGCACATGAGTTAATCCTAGTAAACTTATCATTTCCTTTGTTAGGGCTAAAATCTACAGCAGGTATACCCGCTCTTCTAAACTCTTGTAGTAATGGCTGACCAGAAGCTTTAGCTTCAATAAGTACTGTTTCAGGCTGCCAGTATTTATATTGTTCAAATGCTATGTTCTTAAGTTCTGGGAAATCAAATTTTCCTTTAATAGCATCTAATAATATCATTGCATAGGGTTGATCTTCCTTAGGTTGAAATATACCCCACGTAGTAATAGCAGAGTAATCGGCAGTTTCCTTTTTACTAAACGCCGTATCATAACTTTGTATTACGTGGTGTAGATTTGGTATGTCTTCAAACTTCCATGGCTTCCACCATTCTCGTTTTATAATAGCTCCTTCTTCAGATGTAGGATTCTGCATGTATTGAGCAGACCAGTTCCTAATACTTAACGAAGCTTTTACTTTTTCTAATTCTTCTAGGTTCCAATACTCTGGCCACACAGGGGACCCTGAATCTAAAATTGCTGGAAATGAAATTAATTTCCACTTGTCTGCTTTAGGTTCAGACTGAGCCTTGATCAGTCTACCAGTAAGGTCATCTTCAGCCCACCTAGTCATAACTAATAATATGGAACCACCTGGCTGTAGTCGTTGTCTGGGTCCTGATAAATACCACTCGTATGATCTCTCCATAGCGGTGTTGGATAATGAGTCTTGCTCAGTATGGGGGTCGTCAATAATTAATAAATCTGCACCACGGCCCGTGATGGAACCACCAACACCCGCAGCATAATACTCACCGCCATGATTTGTTTCCCAACGTCCCTTTGCTTTAGAATCTTCTCTGAGCCTCACGTCACCAAATATTTGTTTGTACTGTGGTGAATCAATTAAGTTACGAACCTTACTACCAAATCTTCCAGATAACTCCGCATTGTGAGATACCTGCATTAATTTCATTTTAGGATACTTACCAATAATCCAAGCAGGAAAGTAAATAGAAGCAAACTCAGATTTAGTATGCCTAGGCGGCATGTTAATGATGAGTCTCCCTTTCTTCTCACTTGCTATCTTAGTGAACTCATTAGCAATTATCTGATGGTGGCCCCAACGGGTCCTGTCAGTTTCTTTACGAAATATGAAGTCAGGCCACATCTCTTTAACAAAATATAAAAAATTATCCTGGCACAGCTTAATGTGTTGGATCCATGCACGCTCAACTTTCTCTCGTAATTGATCTGTAGTTAATAGGTCAACATTAGAAATGTTAGGTTCCATAATGAAATGAACTGTACTGTATGTATAAGTCCTGCACAAGATGCTCTTGGAAAGACACTCTTTTTTTTAAATTTTCCCGTAATAGTTGTACAATTGTAAGTTGTATTGGGCTTTGGCTATGAGCCTCAACTGTAGGTTGCACGGCTCACGGCTCATTATGTTATATTATATTACATTATATCATTATCGATAATACAGCGTTATCGATTATAACATTATATTACATTGGTTTTTTGGCGATGTACTCGAACACTTGCTCGATGCCTTGTGCATCTGGTGTCGTGGCTAAGTCTTCACGCAACACGGCACACGGGGAAAGTGTATAGAGTTTGAGGCCTGACTGCGTGGCAGTCTTATTCAAGATAAATACTTGCCCCCCGTGCCTCTGATGTTTTAATATCCAATTAATCTGGTACTTAGATAGATTGCAATTATTGATATTGTTTGCCTTTAGTTCAAGCCAAAATGTATGGCCTTTATATGCACAGTATAAGTCGGGTATTCCGTTGAGTGTATAGCTTTCTATTCTAGTAAAGTGTGCGTTTTTTATAGTTGTTTTAATTAAGTTATATAAATTACTTTCTTTAGTTTTACTCATTAAATACTACTTATAGTTGTGTGGATATCTAGTCAATAAGCCGTTGATTTTGTTGCTTTTTATTTTGTAATATTTTGCATTATTTTATTTTAATTTAAAACAAATAGATTTATAACAAATTCACTAACTAACAATAATAATAAAATGACTAAATATATAATGACAAACAATCAAGACGCAGAAAGATTTGTTGTTGATTGTAAAGATGGCACAGAGGCAAGACATTGGATAATAAATAATGTTGATTTATCAAAAGAATGGAACATAAAAGAAGATAATTTTGTTGCAAAAAATAATCTTGATGTTTCTTATAGAAATTTACAAAATATAGATAATCAATGGCCTGTAATGCTTTATATTTTAGATTGCTTAAGTGATAAACAATTAAAAATCGCCCAAAAATTAATTAATAAAGGTTTAAAAGATGAAAAAAATCAAAATTAAACATATAAAAGAATTGATTAAAAATTTACCAGATGAGGCCAATTTTGAAATTGATATATCAAACGGCAAAATTGGGCAAAGGTCAGTTTCAGATGATATTAGATATCTACACGAAATTGAAATTGGTAAGAATAATAAAATTGCTTGGATTAATATTATTAACTAAAAAGAAAGGATAATAAAATGATGTGGCTTTTTGTAAGTTCAATAGCTTTTATAATAGTGTTATTTGGCTTTTGCATTGTAAAAATGATTAATGAATAATTAACTCAATGCTCTTTTTAGAGCATTGGGATAGTTATT